GTATATGGTAATGTTTGGGTAATCATTGACAAGCCAAGCATACAGGTTGGCACACGAGCAGAAGAACTAGAACAGGATATACGTCCTTATGTTTCTATGTTTACACCGGACAATGTTTTAGATTGGGAATATTCAAGACAAGCAAATGGTCTTTATACACTATCATATCTAAAAGTAAAAGAAGAAATAGTTGAGAACAAACAATACATTAGAGAATATACACCAGAAGAAGTAAACGTATACCTTGTAGATGGACAGGCCAAAACAGGCGGCTTGGTAAGCACTACTCCTAATATGTTAGGAAGAATACCTGCTGTTCCTGTATACGCACAAAGAAGTCCAATAAGAGGTGTAGGTGTTTCAGCAATAGGCGATATAGCAGACATACAAAGAGAACTGTATGAAATGGGCAGTGAAGTTGAACAAATTATTAGACTAACTAATCATCCATCACTTGTAAAAACAGCAGACACAGAAGCAAGTGCTGGAGCAGGTGCTATCATACAAATGCCACAAAACCTAGAGCCTAATTTAAAACCATATCTATTACAACCGAATGGTGCTTCAATTGATTCAGTGTTAAATGCTATTAGACAAAAGATTGATGGCATTGACAGAATGGCATCACTGGGTGGTATTAGAAGCATTGAAAGTCGAAGACTTTCAGGCATAGGACTACAAACAGAGTTTCAAATGTTAAACAGCAAATTGGCAGACTTTGCCATGAACCTAGAACACGCTGAAGAAAAGATATGGCGTTGTTGGGCGATGTATCAAGGAACAAGTTTTGACGGCGAAATATTTTATCCAAGATCATTCTCAATACAAGACAAGGCAAATGACGTAGCCATGTTAAAAATGGCAAAAGAAGCCAACATAGGAGACCTAAGGATAAATGAAGAACTTGATAAAAAAATCTATGAAACTATTACAGAAGGTTTCTACGAAGATTTACCAAACAATCAAACACCTGTTCAAAAGAACATGATGGAACATCCACCAGTAACAAACTTAAATGATATGGTTACACATTTAAGGGAAATGGTTACAGGCGGATACACTGACGAAGAAATAAAACAACTACATCCAGAACTAGCAGAACTTTTTACAAGAGGTGAGTAATGGGCCAGTTTGTTCCTGATAGGGATTTTGTAAACGAGATTCCAACAGAAAAAAAATTAAGACAGGTGTTGAGCGATTACAACATCAACATCACAAAGTTTGAAACAAAGAATTCAAAAGCGGCAGGCGTGAGGGCAAGGCTTAACCTACTAGAACTTTATCAATTGTGTAAAACAAGGCGTAAAGAAATACTAGAAAGGAAAAAGGAGTTGGTATACTAATGACAGTAACAACAGCGGCAAGTCTAGGAGCAATTACATTAGGTAATAGACCTGGACCAAGACGTTTTAAACTAAAAACTATAGGAGAACCAATCATGGCAAGAGGTGGTAAAAAATCAAGAGGCGGCAAGAAGAAAAAGAAAAAAAGTTCTATGTCTCGTAGCAAACGCCGTTAATTGACGGTTTTATGCTGATTTAGTATAAATAACATTACATACTGCTATTAGAGGGCAGGTGGTAGAACTCAACCAAATTAGAAAGAGGTAAATTATGGACGCAGAAAATACAGCGGTAAAAGAGACTGAGCAAACTGTTGCTCAACCAGAAGGTGAAAAACAGGCTGATACACAAGTATCTGAGAAACAAGACACTTTGTCACAAGATGATGTAAATCGTATTGTGTCAGAAAGAGTGGCAAGAGAAAGATCTAAGTTTGAGAAAAAGTATTCAAACGTAGATTTAGATCTATACCATCAGTTGGTGGAAGAAAAAGACACGCAACGCCAGAAAGAGTTGGAGAAGCGTGGAGAGTTTGAAAAAGTATTGAAGGAACAGGCTGATAAGTTTAACGGCAAGATCCAACAATATGAAAGTGAACTTACTTCTATCAAGGTAGACGGATCTGTTTTATCAGAGGCTACTGCTCAAAAGGCAGTTAATCCTCAACAAGTTACACAGTTGATTAAAAGCAATTTGAAACTTAATGAAGCAGGTGGCGTTGATGTTGTAGATAATAACGGACAGGTAAGATACAACGATAAGGGTGAACCAATTGGAGTATCGCAACTGGTAAATGAGTTTCTCACAGCAAACCCACACTTTGTTCAAGCAGGACCAAGCGGAACTGGAACAGGACAAGGTATAGGTAAGCAAGATGCTTTGGTAGACAACGATGTATCAAAACTTAACATGGAAAATCCTGAACATCGTGCTCGTTATAAACAAATAATGGCATCAAAAGGGATCCGTGTTTAAACTGTTGAAAACACATAAGGAGAACTAACATGGCTAATACAACAGCAAGTATGACTTCAGAGTTATACGCAAATGTAGTTCAAGCGGCTCTTTTTACACTATCTGAACAGACTGTAATTAGACCTCTTATCAGAAACTACGACATGACTGGCACACCAGGCCTAACAGCACAGGTGCCAATCTATCCAGCAATCAGTGCCTCAGACTTAACTGACGGAACTGATATTTCAAGTGCTACATCTTTTAACACTACTTCAAAAACTATTACAGCGGCTGAACGTGGTGTTCTAGTATCATTAACTGACTTGGCTAAAGAGTCAGCAAGTGAAGACGTAGCGGCGGCTATTGGACGTCAAATTGGTGACGCAATGGCTAAAAAAGTTGACACAGAATTAGCGGCTTTATTTGATGGCTTCTCAGGTTCAGTAGGATCTGCGAACGACGAATTAACTATTGACGACTTGTTCAAAGCGGCGGCAACTTTAAGAAACAACCAGGCTCCTGGTCCATACGTTTGTGTGTTACACCCATTCCAAGCATTTCAAATTAAAAAATTACTTGCTGGTAATGGAAACACTCCAATGAACAATCACGATCTTGCTAACGAGGCTTTAAGAGAAGGTTTCGTAGGTAGAATCGCTGGTATGGACATCTTTGAATCAACTGTCATAACTGGCGGTGACTCAGCAGGTGCTTTCACTGGAGCGGCAATGTCTCAAGACGCACTTGGCTACATGGTCAAGAGAGCAATGAGAGTTGAAGAGCAAAGAGACGCAAGTCTAAGAGCAACAGAAATTGTTGGATCTATGGCTTACGGTGTATCTGAGATCTTTGACGGCTACGGCGTGAAAATAATTGGGGACGCTCAGTTATAATAAATAACTGTGTTATTCCTTAATAATATAGCATAACATTGGATAGGGCGGAGCAATTCGCCCTATTCTCTTGAAAAGCACACCTATTTCCCTAATATCGCTAAATACTTTGTAAACAAAACTTTGGTTGGGGAAGGACCCTAAGCATTATAAAGGACAGTATCCTATTATGGCAATTACATTAGCAACTGTTTCAAACATACAGGAATATGAGCCAGACATATTACAGTTTGGTATACCTGATTTTGACGCAGAAATAACAAAAGCACAACAAGACGTTTTCAGAGACCTCCGCATTCGTTGGTGGCCTACATATCAAGTTGGCAGATACGACATCACTCGCCTGGCAACAAACGCAATTGAACCGGATGATGATTTATATACAGCAACCCAACTTACAAGGGCCTGTGTATACAACGCATTAGGTTATCATATCTACCCCAAACTGGCAAAGTTTGAACCAGACCAAGATTTGTTTGAAAGAAAAATGGAATTTTATAGACAAGAGTATGAAAGAGAATTAGACCTTGTTTTAAGAGACGGTGTAGAATATGACGCAGATAGTTCTGGAACAGTTACTGACCACGAAAAAGAACCTACGCATTACCTACGCCTTAAAAGGTAATGGTATATGTCAAATAGAGAATCAGCAGTAAAAAATATAGTTGAAATTTTGACGGACATGGCTGATCCGCGTCCAGTCTTTGTGACTAGAGAACCATTTGACGTTGATAAATTAGCAATGACACAATTTCCAGCATTACTTGTTACCGCAGGCAACGAACAAAGAGAAGACCATGCCATGGGCGGAGCAAGACGTGGTGTAATTGACATTAATATAAGAGGATTCGTCCGTTCAGACGGTAGAGCAGGTTTCGTTCAGTCAGTAGACGAAAAACGAAATGATTTAATTGAAAGAATAGAAGAAGCACTTAACGCCAATAGAGATAGAGACTTAAATGCGGCACAGGCGGCAACGACTCGTGTTAGCACTATTGAAGTAGTTGATAGAACACCACCGTTGGGCGAATTTTTATTAATTGCTGAAGTTCAATATTCTTTTACTAAAGGAGCAACATAATGGCTGTAACACAATATACCAAAATGATTGATAATAACGGTGAACTTCAGTATATTGAAGAGGACCGTATACAAAGATTTCTGGGTGAAGGTTGGCAATTGGCTGATCAACCTAAGCCAGAAAAAAAGTCACAGAAACGCAAAGGTAAGAAAGACAAAATTCTTGCTGATGCCCAAGTGACTTCAAAAACATCTAATGATGAAGAAAAAAAGTCAGGCGATATCACAGTAGGTGACAAAACATGGACTGAAGAAGAATTAAATTCAAAACCATGTATCAACTGCGATGACGAAGATCATTCCTATATGGAGTGTGATGAAGACAATTGGACTTTTTCTGAAGATGATTTCAAAACTGCCAAAAAGGAGAACTAAACTATGGCTACATTTACTGGAGAAAACGGTAGAGTTGAAGTAACGTCAGTGGATTCCGCTGGTGCTAATACAAATACCGTTGCTGAAGTTCGTTCCTGGACAGTAGAACACACAAAAGATGTGATTGAAGATACTACCATGGGCGACGCGGCAAGAACATATAAAAACGGACTACATCAGTTCACAGGATCAATGGAAGTTATCTATGATTCCACTCACACTGGATCTACTAACGCATTTGATCCGTCACAAGACACAGCAATGACTGTAGAATTCTACACGTCTTCAACTGCTGGATCTCAGAAATTTTCTGGATCAGTTCTTGTAACATCAGTGTCTAGAACAGCATCATTTGATGACCTAGTAACGGCAACTGTGAACTTCCAAGGTTCAGGCGCTTTAACTATTACGGCACTATCATAGGATTGTAATGTTAAAGGTCACGGTTAAGAGACCAAGAAGAACTGTGAGGCAACTTGAAAGAGAAAAAGATGCTTTCATAGATAGGATGACTGATACACTATTGGTGGCTTCTAAAAGCAACACACCAATAGATAAGGGACGAGCGAGACGGGGCTGGCGTAAAGAAAGATCAATACGTCAGACCTCTATCGTAAACAGAGTTCCTTATATAGTGGCTTTGGAAGACGGTCATTCTAAACAAGCACCTAATGGTATAACAAAGCCTGCTATTAGGGAGACACTTATAAAACACGCCTTAGATAGAATAAGGTAAAAGGAGGAATAACAATGAGTGTATTAAAAAATGCCACAGGGCATTTCAAAGACAAACTGGCAGGAGGTCTTCGTAAGATTACTGTTCCTGAATGGAAATCAGATATCTACGTTAAATCTGCCTACTCTTTTGCTACGGAACAAAATATTATTAAGTTACAAAGCGAAGGAAAAACTGTTGAAGCATTGGTAGAAACTTTAATTGCTAAAGCAATGGATCCGGAGGGAAACGCAATTTTCTCTAAAGCGGATAAGATTACTTTAATGACAGAAGTTGACCCTAATGTTATTATACGGGTTTGTGCTGATATGAACACGCCAATTGATACATTGGAGGATATTGGAAAAAACTCGTAGAGGACACTGAACTCCTAGTTCTATGTAAAATAGGTGACAGGCTAGGAAAAAGTTTAACAGAGGTGATGGCGCTCAGTGTCCTGGAAATACGCACATGGTTGGCTTACTACCAGTGGGAAAATGAACAACAAAGGAAGACATTAGATGGCAACGCAAACAATAGACATCGTCGCAAGAGATAAAACCAAAGGTGTCATGAGAGGCATAGAGGGCTCTCTTGGAAAGATAGCCGTATTGGCGGCAGGAGCCTTTGGTGTTCAACAACTAGGTAGGTATGCTAACACAATCCAAACCGTTACCAACAGACTTAAATTAACAGAAGCAGGTCAAAAGAATCTAAACGCCGCATTGAAGAATGTTCAAGGTATTGCCAACAGGGCAAGACAGGACTTAGATTCAGTTAGTGATCTTTATCAAAAGATTGCGTTGGCTACAAAGGATCTTGGTTTAAGTCAAGAAGCAGTCGCACAGACCACAGAAACATTTACTAAACTTTTATCCATTGCTGGTGCTGAATCAGGCACAGCGGCAGGTGCCATTAGGCAGTTTGCCCAGGCACTAGGTAGTGGTGCGTTTAGAGGTGATGAATTTAACTCTGTTGTTGAAGCGGCTCCGCAGATACTTGATATCCTAGCAAAGGAAACAGGTAAAGCAAGAGGTCAAATTAGAGCATTGGCGGCAGATGGTAAGTTGACTGCTGACGTTTTGATTAATGCGTTGTTAAAAAGTGCCAAGGATGTTGATGAACAGTTTGCTAAAACTTCACCAACACTAGGACAGGCATTTACAGTTTTAAACAACAACGTATTGGCTTTGGCCAATAACGCAAGTCCTGTATTTTCCGCTATTTCAAAATCAATAATTGTTATTGCTAATAATTTAGACACGGCGGCTGTTGCGGCAACGACATTTGTTAGTGCTATGGCAATAGGCAAAATAGTAGCGGTAGCAGGGAGTGTAGGAAGACTAAAAGGTGCGGTGGTTGCCCTTAACGTGGTAATGAGAGCAAACCCATTAGTAACATTGGCAACAGCGGCGGCATCAGCGTCAATTGCCGTATATAAACTACTAGGTCCAATACTAGAATTAGAAGGCACATTAGGTAACAAACTTTTATATGCCATACAATCAGCAATGAACTCATTCTTAAACTTTTTTGAAGGCGTTGGTAGAGCCGCATTTGAAGTAGGTAAGATGATTGTTGCTGGCTTGAATCCATTTGATGATATTTCACTTAAGGAAACTTATGAAAATTTTGGAACAAATATGTTCAAGGCTTTCAACGAAGGTTTCAAAAAAGACAGATTACAATTTGTTGATCCAGACGTTCAAGCAGACTTTGAAAAACAATTAAGTGAAAGACAAAAGGAAATTGAAGACGCTCTAAATAAAAAGAAACCACTAACAATAAACATTACTCCAGATGCAGGTGCTTACACTGAAGCAGGTTTCAAAATAAACAAAATTGAAGAATCGTTGTTAAACGAGCGTGAAAAAATAAATTTAGAATATAAAAAACGTGAAGTATTAATTAATAACGCAACAAAACATGAAATACAGATGAGTGGTAAGAGTGCGGCAGAACAATTAATAATTATTGAAAAAGATAGACAGAAAAAACTAGCGGTTATCAATGAACAAGAAATGATGCTTCAAGAACAGATACGTGTTGACAAAATCAACAAGGCAATGAGTGTTGCTGATGAAGTTACAAAATTAGAAATAGAAAAAGCAGAACGCATCAGAGAAATAAACCTACTTACTGAAGACATTTTAAAAGAAGCAGGTATAGATAGAGCAACAGCAATAAGAAACATTGAAAAGAAATTTGAATCAGATAGAACTGCCGCACTAAAACGTCAGGCAGAAGAAGCAAAAGAAATAGCAAAAACAGAACGCATTAACAATTTAAAGGAACTTGGCAGAACACAAGAAGAAGCAGAAAGTTATTATGACTTTGAAAACAAAAGCCAAAGAGAAAAAACTACATTTGCTATCGCACAAAGTAAAACCCTGTTTACAAGTTTAGCACAGGTTAATAAAAGATTCGCGGCTATATCAAAAGCAATAGCAATAGCAGAAGCAGTAAGAAATACTTACTTAGGTGCTACCAAGGCATTAGCAAGTTATCCACCGCCATTTAACTTTATTGCGGCGGCGGCTGTGGTAGCAAGTGGACTGGCACAGGTAGCAACTATTAGAGCACAACCTTATCAAAGAGGTGGTGACATGAGAACAGGACAAACAGCACTGGTTGGTGAAGCAGGTCCAGAACTTATTGTGCCAAGACAACCTTCTACTGTTATTCCAAATGAAGTAGCAACAGCAATAACAAACCTAAAAGGTGACGCAAGTCCTGTAAACGTAAACTTTAACATTAACACGGTTGATGCCTCAGACTTTGATTCGCTTTTAGTTGAAAGACGTGGAACAATAGTAGGCATCATTAACCAAGCAATGGAACGCCGTGGTAAGATGGGAGTAGCATAATGGCATACATAGGATTTTTTCCAACATCCCCTGGCTTTCAAGCGATTAATTTTAAGATGAATTCGCAAACAAGAAAAACAGCAACAGCCAGTGGTAGAATATCAAGAGCAACAAATTCAACAACAATATTTTCTAGCGTATTAAGATATCCTTCAATGAGTTTATCAGAGTTTTTACCAGTCCAAGCATTCATTAGTAGATGCCAAGGTGGACTAAATGAGTTTGATGTTATAATGCCTACAATTAGTCAAAACAGTTTAGGTATAACAGATGTAAATGCTGTTGTATCAAGCAGTAAGGCGGCAGGTGTTACACAAGTATCAATTACTTCATCTAAAAACTCTACAAAGATTCTAAATCCAGGAGACGTTATACGTTTTCCTAATCATACAAAAGTTTACATGGTTACTGATGACGCAGGCGTAACAACAGATGGTGGAGGTGCGGCAACAATTAACATTGAGCCAGCATTAATTACTGCCATCAGTGCTGATAGTGCCTTGGGTTATATAACCACTGACAATGTTCCTTTTAGAATGATATTAAACAATGATATTCAAGACATGGGTTATAGAGTTGATGGTTTAATAGATTATGAGTTAGATGTTACAGAGGTTATTTAATGACAAGAGGTTTAGGCACAGCAACCAATACAGCATTAGCAAGAGATGCCATAGTAAGTTATTTGTTGTTGAACATAAATGGAACAAGAGTAACTGATGCTCCTTTTGATATCACTAATGGTATAGAAGGCAGTTCAAATACTTACACAGCACAAGGTCAATTTTTGGGCATAGCAGAGATTGATGAAAATTCAGAACTATCTATTTCAAGCATACAATTAGAATTAAGTGCCTTGGCAAGTGGCGCAGTATCCACGTTTGCCAATTCAAGCATAATAAACAAAGACGTAAAAATTTATAGAATATTTTTTGACCAGTCAACAGAAGCCGCTATATCAGACAATCCAATATTAATTTTTCAAGGCAGTATAGCAGGATATAGAATTACAGATGCTGACGATACAGCATCACTAACAATACAGGTAGACAGTCAATTTTCAAACTTCGAAAAGGTTACTTGTAGAAGAACAAACAAAGACAACTTTCAAAGAGAACATCCACAGGATTTTAGCATGGAGTTTAGCCATGAAAGTTTAAAAGACATACCATGGGGTAAAGTAGCATGATCAGAGAGTTTGAACCAAAGGACATGAACTCAATATTACGGCTTGTAAGAGAACACGCCGCAGAAGCAGAAGTAGATCATTTGCCTGTGGATGATATTTTTTTCAAAGACGTTGTAAGAAACGCACTTATACAGGACAACAATAAATGTTTTGTAGTAGAAAAGGGTGGGCAAATAGTAGGATATTCATTTGTAGGTTTATTAACTAAATTATGGAATCCTACACTTTACGCAGACGTGTATTTCTTCTATGTTCATAATTCAGTAAGGAATAAGTTCCTAGCAGACAGTTTACATGAAGCAACTTGTTCATGGGCATATGAAAATGGTGCCAATTGGATAGAGTTTTCAGTAGCATTGTTTGATAATAAATTTAAAGGCAGAGATGATTATGTTGAAAGAGCATCTACATACTTTGAACACAAAGGCGGTGTTCATTGCGGTAATATCTTTGTTCAGGAGTTAGGTTAATGGGTGGTGGAAATCCAATCAAGGCTATCCTAAAGCCAATTAAAAAACTAATCAAAGGCATTGTAAAGGTTGTCAAGGGTGTTATTGGCTTCATAGGTGATGTTGTTGGTTTTATCCTTAATCCGTTTGGAACATTTGATACACCAAACCTAGGATCTGCCAATGCTGACCAGATAGCATCAGGCGTAACGGTTACAAAGTCAGGAACCAATGTTGCTTTACCTATTGTTTATGGTTTTAGGCGTGTTGGTGGTATTATTACATACGCAGAAACTGCCTCCACAAAGAATCAATATCTATATGCTGTATATGCCATATGCGAAGGTGAAATACAAGGTATAAAACGTATCTTGGTTGACGATACATCTTTGCCTTTGCCAACAGGTGCTGGTGGATTTTATAATCACCAAGGTATAGTTGATGTTACAGAAGGCAAATACAAAGACAGAATAAAATTACAAGTTTTTAATGGGCTAGAAACACAATCACAAAGTTCGTTAGCCAATGAAGCAGGCAACTGGGGTAATAAATCAAGAACCAGTCCAGGTGTTGCTTATGTTGTAATGCGTTTCTATTGGAAAGAAATAAAAACACAGGAAGATTCAGACAACAATCCATTTGGTGGTGGTATTCCTACTGTTATGTTTGACCTATGTGGTAAAAAAGTTTATGACATAAGAAATCACAACACAGGCACTCCAATTATTGCTTATTCAGGCAGTCCTAAAGGTTACAGTTTTAATCCAGCATCATGTTTATTAGATTACATGATGAATCCACGTTATGGTGCTGGTATATCACATGATTTAATTGACGGCGATAGTTTTAAAGTAGCCGCAAATAAATTTGAACAATCAATTACCTATAACAGTGAATTTACAGGCAGAGCATTGACCATGAACGCTGTTGTTGACACAAATCAAAAGGTGTTAGACAACATGAAAATACTTTTAAGTGGATGTAGGAGTTTAATGCCTTATTCACAAGGCCAATATAAATTAAAAGTTGAAGATGGCGGTAATGCTACTGATATCACAAGTTCTAGCATAAATGTTGCCTATGACGTTGATAAGAATGTTGTAATAGGTGGTATTACAATGGATGGTGAACGTAAGAAAACAAAGTTTAATGAAGTAATTGTAAACTTTATTGATCCGGATAGAGAGTTCACAAATCAACAGGCAGTTTACAATGTTTCATCAGATAGAACAACAGATAACAATGAAGATCTAAGATCAGAATTTACATTCCATACAATTACCTGTAAACCTATGGCATGGGAATTTGCCAGAATGATCTACAACAAAAGTAGAACACAAAGAACAATATCATTTAACGCAACACAAGAATTATTGGATGTAGAAATAGGTGATATAATAAGAGTAACTGATAGTGTATTGGCGTTGACAAATCAAACATTTAGAGTGGTTGGTTTACAACTAAATCCAGACCTTACTGTGACTGTTAGTGCGGCAGAACATGATGCTGACAACTATCCTTTCACAGCAGGTGTAGGACAGGTTGAAATACCTCCACAACTTTTTAGACCAGATGAATTAAACAAAAGGCCAAGGCTAAACAACACAACCCTTGTGCCTATTGGTATACTACCTCCTAATGATCCTGATAATCCTACTGATTCAGCAGGTGAACCTATTGTAGATAGTGCTAATCAACCAGCACCAGTAGATCCACCACCAGAAGAAAATCCACTACCACCACCACCAGAGTTTGATGGTCGTGTAACTGACTTTCATTCGGTTACAGATGCTGTTAATTCGCCAGTGTTTACACAAGGTCCTAATATACCAATAACTGATATTGACGGAACAAAATTATTTTTAAGAAACAACACAACAAAAACAAACGCAGATATACCTAACAATATTATGGCCCAACTACCTGCGCCTCGTCATTTCTTAGAATTCAGTTCAACAAGTGGTTTATGTAAGGTGCCAGACTCTTTATTAAAAAGCAATGGCTACGCTCAAGATTGGGTCCAAGATCCTGCTAATCCTACCACACACCCATTTACCACATCAACAGGTCAACAGAGATTTGTCAGTGGTAACCCAATAGGTGGTAATCATTATTATTACTTGGTAAACGCAGAAGGCATTGCCAAAGGTAGAGATAGACATTTAAGTCTTTCAATAAACGTAAACGCACCTTTGGATCCAAGTTTTTATGCCATAGACATAACACTTTATGGAGACGCAACAAGTCTACATAATCAATCATTAGTAAGAAAATATTTTAATCATCCAACCTTTAACGTATACTTTGACACAAGCCAAGGACTAGGTGGTGCCGCACAGGAACTTGAATGGCGTTGGATAAAGAAAACAAACAGTGGAGAAGTAATTTTTAAGGACGGAAGTGACCTAGGTGCTGACTATACCTACTTCAGTTATAGACAAAATAGAAACATAACTGGTAGGGGTATTGAAGCATATCTAAACAGTCTAATCGCAGATCCAATATCTTTAGTTACACCTCCAGGACAAACAATAACAGGTAGTGTTGGTGATAATACAACAACCAAACACAACTTAGGAGCATAGGATGCCAGGAAACGGATTTTACGCAGAAGGAGTTTACCAACCATTTAGCCAAGAAACTTGGGACGATCTAGCAACGGCTGATAGTGCTGGTTACACTGGTCCAACTACTTGGGCGTCATGGGATGAATGGGATCTTACACCGCGTTTTCCATTAACATTTACAACACCTATTTTAGATGCTGGTAGAATAGATACATTCTTACCTTTGTGTAACTATGGAGGCACAGGACAAGTAACCATTACATTGAAAACAGGTAACACCGTTGACAGTTCAGGAGGCGCAATAGATTCGCCTACCACTACCACAATAAATGAAGGCGATGACGTAAGTGCTATCAAGGCAAGATTTTTTGAATTTACATTTTCAACTACATTTGAAGATTCAGCAGGTGGAGGTGGTAGACCTGTAATAACTTCAGTAGATACAACACTATTTGGCGAAAAACAATCAGCAACATTTGAATCAATAAGTTCAAGCACATTAGCAGGTTCAACAGGACAAAGAACATTGGTAGTAGACAAACCAATTACCGTAACCACAGTAACGTCAATGATACACAATCCGGACACATCACCCTACTTTGTAGAAGGAGATAGTGCTGGTGGTTTATATGTAGCAGATGACTATGTAACAACAGGTGTATCGCCAAGGCCAGTTATGTATGTTGACAAGTCAGGAACCAATCCTGTGTTACATATATTTGACACCAATTCAGCAGATGGTGCCACTAGGGTTGATGTTACATTTGACGCAGTGGTCCAAGGTGTGCCTAAAGCAACAATGATAAATGGCACAATAACTCGTTAAATTATGGTGATTACATAAGGATACGGTAAATATAAAGAAGGAGAAATAGTATGGGCTGGGCAACAGCAGG